ATCTTGCAGAAAATGGAAGTAAGATTGGTGCAGCTGCTGGAGTTATGGCACTAGGAGGAATGGGTGGCCCAATGGGAGCTGCAGCCAAAGCAGCTTTTCAAGTAACTGCAAATCCATTTCCTGTTATGATTTTTCAAGGAACAAAGTTCAAGCCTCCGTTTACGTTTGATTGGACTTTATATCCTGAATCAGAAGAAGAGGCAGACAACATAAAAAAGATAGTTGGTTTTTTTAGAAGAGAGATGTTACCAGAAACATATCCTGGTAATCCAGCAATCCTAAAAACACCATCCGTATTTGAGATTAAAATAACACCCTCTGATCCTCTGAGAAAATTCAAAAGATGTGTACTCACTAACATGAATGTTAACTATGCTCCCGCAGGAGTTTCGTTTCTTAAAACCTCTATTTCACCCTTAGAATCAAGCAATGATGCGGTACCAACAGCAACATCAATATCTCTTACATTTCAAGAAATTGAAATATGGTTGGCTGATGATTACAGCACAGATCAAGGATTCGGTTTCGAGCCTATAAACTAATGGATAACTTTTTCAAACACTACCCGCTAGTACAGTACGGTAATACTGTATCAAATACTGTTGCTGTTAACATTCTTGCAAAAATAGCGTTTCAGAAAACAATTCAACAAAATTTTGAAGTGTTTCATCCCTATACGATCCAGGAAGGTGACAGAGCAGATACGATTGCATATTTGTACTATGGTGATTCTGGATATGATTGGCTTGTTTATTACAGCAATAATGTTGTTGATCCATATTATGATTGGTACATGGACATTAACTCTCTTAACAGATTTATTGCAGACAAGTATCAATCACTAACGAATGCAAGAAGAAAAATAAAGTTTTTCAGATCAAATTATATCGCTGATGACTCAATGATATCACCAGCAGCATATAACGCTCTATCAGCAAATCAAAAAAGATTTTGGACTCCTATCAACGGTATCAATAACAACATTATAAGATATGAAAGAAAGAAAGAGGAAGTAATTTTCCAAACCAATAAAACACAACAGCTGAATGTTTCCCTAGTTGGAAATACTTCTTTTACTGCTGATGAATATGTTTTTCAACAGAATGCGGGAGTGACGGTAGGTTCTGCTACTGTCAATTTTTCTAACAGCACTGTCTGTATTGTTTCTAATGTAATTGGTACTCTTTCTACTTCATACAATTTAAAAGGTGGCGACAGTGCAGCTAACGCTACCGTGTCCGCAGTAAATACTCTATCGACAAGTATATCGTCAGATATTCAATCTTATTTTGAAGGTGTTTCGTTTTTTGATTACGAAAACGAATTGAATGAAAAGAAAAAGAATATAAGGTTGATAGATCTTGCTTATGTCCAATCGATAGAACAAGAGTTTAAGAGTCTAATGTCATCATGAATTTGAAACCAAGTCAGTGTGATATTAAGAAAATATCTATAACCAATCACACTAAAACCACAGTTATTGACAAACAATCTAAATTTTTAGAGTTCTTTTCTTCGCTTGATATTTTTGAGAATGTATTTAATCCTTTTGTAACTGCTGATTTGACACTGATAGATGGTGGTAGTTTCATTGAGAGACATAATATAACTGGAGATGAAGATTTTGAAATAGAATTTCAAGGGTACGGTAGTGAACAAACTTTGACGTACAAATTCAAAGTCGCCGAGCTTATCTACAATGTACCTAATCCCAACCTTCGATCAAAGAATGTAGGTTTGAGATTAACAAGTAAAGAATTTTTAACTGATAGCTCGATTGCTATTTCAAAAAGTTATAAGTCTAGTACAAAGGATATAGTAACTGATATCGTGAAGAAGTATCTTGGTAGTGATAAAACTATATTCACAGAGGATACAAAGGATCTACCAGCGACTTTAATTCCTTTCTTAACACCTTTCCAATCTATTGACTTTATAAGACAGAGATTGGTTTCTCAGAAATATAAATCATCTACCTTTTTGTTTTTTGAAACAAGTAACGGATACTTCCTGACAACAGTTGAAGGTCTTTTTGAAAGAGATACTAAAAAAGCTCAGAAGTTTTTCCAAAAAGAAGCAATATCAGAAAGCGTCAAAGGTTCATCAACAATAACTGACTTTGACTCATTTCATCTATTCCGAAATTATACAGTCAAATCATCATTTAATCTCAATCACTCTCTTAAGAACGGTGGTTTGAAATCAATTATTTCTCAATACGATTTAACTACAAAGAAGTTTGAAACAAGAGTTTTTGAAAATAGTCCATCTAACAATATATTTGTTGACTCTACCAATGGTAGTAATCCTTTGATTACATCTACAATATACAACGACTTCTCAAAAAATAATAACAAACCGTACTTCTTACCGTTTTCAAAATACAAAGATACAAACAACAACTCTACTAACTTTTTATATGATACTGTAGCAGAAAGATTGTGTTTCTCAAATCTGTTTACAATGGAGAAGACATATATTGATATTCCTGGTAATACAAGAATAAATGCGGGTTCAATAATATTTTTACAAGTTCCAAGATATGATGCGCTAGAGAGTAAACAACCTAGTAATCAAATGGATAGTGGATATTACATGGTCACTGCGTGCAAGCATACAATAACAAATGCAGATACAGCAAAATATGATACTCATCTTGAGTTGATGAGATTTGGAAGAGGGGTTTTAGAATGACTACACATACTATGGGTGAAGAGGGATTCAGATGGTTTTTTGGTGTTGTTGAAGATAGAGATGACCCGAAGAAAATAGGACGGGTTCGTGTAAGAATCTATAATGTACATCCATTCACAGCTGGCGGATCTCCTGACACAGTCAATGTACCTACTGATCACTTACCATGGGCGACGGTAATTAATTCTATAATCAGTGCAGGTGTTTTAGGAGTTAATAATGATGGAGTCGGTATCAGTCCAACAGGAATGATGATAGGAACAGCTGTGTTTGGTTTCTTTGCGGATGGAAACGAGTGTCAGATTCCGGTCATACTTGGTACTCTTGCTGGTATCGTTGGAACTAAAGAGGATAACGAACTTCCTAAATCTGCTATTGGTATCAATTCAGCTGCACAAATTAAAGAATCAAAGAAGGTAAGTTCTGCCTTGCCGTTCCCAGGTGAACCATCTTCTCCATTTAATGCTAAATATCCTTATAACAAAGTATTGAGGACAGAGTCCGGTCATTTGATAGAGGTTGATGATACAGTTTCTAAAGAACGAATACATATCATGCATAAGACCGGAACTTATGTTGAAATAGACCAAGATGGTCAAGTTGTTATAAAGTCAGTTGATGATAGATTCGATGTTACAACCAAGGACAATAACGTATATGTCGGTGGTAATGTTAATGTACGAGTCAAAGGAAATGTTAATATTCTTGTTGATGGAACATATACTCTGGAATCCAAAGGAAATATGTTAATCAAAGCACCTAAGATAGATTTCAACCCATAATGCCATCAGTTCACAGAAACACGGATTCCAGAGCATGTGGTGCTACTACAGTATCTGCGCAAAACAGGAATGTTTTTGTTAATGGTCTGCTGTGGTCCATAAACGGTGATCCTAACTCACATGGCGGAGGTGCATTGGTTGCAGCAACTAATAATGTTTTTATTGGAGGTGTTGCTGTTTGTAATAATAATGAATCTGCAGCTCCTGATGCGTTATGTGCGCCGCTTGGGGGAGCACACTGTGCACCCAATGCAGTAGGTGGATCAAGTAACGTATTTGTAGGAGATTAAATGGCAACGTCATACGCAGATAAATTTACAGTAACTTCTCTAAGGTCGGAGAGGTATAGTGATTTCTATAATAGCTTCAGTAAAAACTTTGGGACAAAAGATCTTGCTAGACTAACTAACGAAGACTCTATAATTAGTTCTTTGAAGAATATTATTTTGACAAGAAAGGGAGAACGTCCTTTCTTTCCAGAATTTGGTTGTAACATTTCTGGACTGTTGTTTGAAAACTTTTCTAAATTCACAACAGATGCAATAGAAACTGAAATTAAAACAGCTGTTGAAAACTTTGAACCAAGAATAAAAACTATCAATGTTAAAGCAATTGAATTTCCAGATAGTCACTCTATAGAACTGCAATTGTTTTTTACCACCATAAATAATCCTGAGAATATTTCAATCAGCTTCTTTCTTTCAAGAATAAGGTAAAATGGCAAACTCATCTATCAACCTAATTGACTTAGATTTCAACTCTATGAAGTCGTCATTGAAGTCGTACCTATCATCACAATCTAAGTTTCAAGATTACAATTTCGATGGCTCAAACATGAGTGTTTTGCTAGATGTACTTGCCTATAATACATATCTCAATACATTTTATATGAACATGGTTGCAAGCGAGATGTTTCTCGATACTGCGCAACTTAGAGATAGCATTGTATCTCATGCAAAGGAATTAAACTATATTCCTAGATCTTTCAGATCTGCTCAAGCAAATGTAAATATTTCAATAACACCTTCAACCAATGTGTCCTCTGTTGTTATTCCAGCAAAGACTGGATTCACATCTCGAGTCGGTTCTAATACATTCAACTTCGTAACAAGTGAGTCTATTGCAATTGTAACAAGTAATAATGGTGTATATTATGCTAACAATGCTACATTGTATGAAGGCTCATATGTAACAGATACGTTTGTAAAAAATAGTGCTATTCAAAATCAAAGATTTATACTAAACAATCCAACTATTGATACAACAAGTATTGAGATTTCAGTTTCTGAAAACAGTGGTGCAAATGTCTACACCTATACTCAAGCATATTCGTTGTTTGGAGTAGTTTCAAATACTAATATATTTTTTGTACAGCCTGCTGAAAACGAGCAGTATGAGGTTGTGTTTGGTGATGATGTATCAGGTAGAACACCTCGTAACGGTGCAGTGATTGATATAACGTATAGAGTTTGTAGTGGAGAACTGCCAAACGGAGCAGATACCTTTGTTAATAATTCAAGCATCGATGGCCATTCAAATGTTACGATTACCCTCAATTCTGAAGCTGTTAGTGGATCAGTATCTGAATCTAACACATCAATTAAATTTAATGCTCCAAGAAGCTTTCAAACACAGGAAAGAGCAATAACTGAAAGTGACTACGAGATATTGCTAACAAGAGAGTTTCCTGAAATTCAAGCAATATCCGTTTACGGCGGAGAAAAGGAAGACCCTCCTCAGTACGGTAAGGTTTTTATATCCATTGACATTGAAAATTCTGATGGTATTCCTGACCTAAAGAAAAGTATTTACAGCAGCTACCTCAGAGACAAGGTACCACTGGGTATTCTGACTGAAATTGTTGATCCTGACTTTGTTTATTTGAAAGTAGACGCATCAGTAAATTATAATTTTAATATAACAACACTGTCAGAAAACCAACTATCTACCAAAGTTCTAACAACTATATCCAACTACAATAACACATACTTGAATGACTTTAACGCTAGTTTCCTCTACAGCAACTTTGTAACGTCAATAGACGATACTGATAACTCTATTATCAACAATGATACAGCAGTCATCCCTTATTATCTACTTACCTTAGACACGGGCGTCGACACCGACTTTGCCTTCTCCTTTGGTGCTGAAATATTAATCACCACTCCTTCAGATCCCTCTCATAGTATTACAGCGGATAGAGGAGTATTCTCTTCATCTTTTGTAGTAGATGGTTTGAATTGCCAACTAGAAGACGATGGTATTGGTAATATACGAATTGTTAGAGTGACCTCTACATCTCACATCGAGAGGTCTAAGGTAGGTACTATAAATTACTCTACAGGATCAATAGTTATTTCTAATCTTAATGTTGAGAGTTACTCGGGTTCAGGTATCAAACTATACACTAAACTCGTAAGTCAAGACTACACATCATCATTCCGAAATATACTTAAAATAAAACCAGAAGATATCAACGTTACTATGGTACCTAGAAAATCATGAAGCAGATAGAAGATGATATTAGTCTATTAATCGAAAATCACTTTCCGCAGTTCTATAAAGAGCAAGGAAACACTTTTGTTGATTTTGTAAAGGAATATTATCAATGGGCTGAGCAAACTAATAATAATATTTTCTTTACAAGAAATCTTCTTGAGTATAGAGATATTGACAAGACTATAGATGATTTTTTGTACCATTATAAACTGAAGTACCTGACAGGTGCTCCAGTTAGTTTTGATAGAACAAGATTCAATGTAAAGCATTCTGGTGATTTTTATTCATCAAAAGGAACAGAAAGAGGAACCAAGCTATTCCTTAACAGAGTTTTCAATGTTTCAGAATCGGAGGTGTACTTTCCAGGTAAAGATGTGATAAAAGCTTCAGACGGTGAATGGTTTGTTCCTGTCTATCTTGAAGTATCTTTATCGACAAAGACACCCTCTTTCATTGGTAAAACAGTTGTTGGTTCAACAACTGGTGCTTCAGCTTTCGTTGAGGGAGTAGGAAGAAAAAGTATAAACGGAAAATACTTTGATGTAGTATATCTATCAAATGTTAATGGTGATTTCTTGCTTGATGAGTTAATTACTTCAGATGGCAGTCTTAATGAGTGTCCCAAAGTCATAGGATCTCTTACTAAAATTACAATCAATGACGCTGGTAGAGATTTTGCTGTTGGTGACGTTGTTGACGTTGTTTCAGCGGTAAGAGGAAAACAAGGTAAGGCAAGAATTGATTCTGTTGGCCAGCAAACCGGTAAAGTTACATTTACTTTGTTAGATGGTGGTACTGGTTATAGACTAACAACCTCTCCAGTCGTTGCTGAGAAAATGATAGCTTATTCTAACAAGGTATTCTCAAACACATACGTCCCCAATTTTTTGATTGATGAGACCGTATACCAACCACTTGCAAATATAGTTTTCAGTTCTTCAAACACATCTTTCTCTCTTACTCAGCTAGTAACTGGTGCTAATTCAACAGCAAATGTTGCTACTGGAAGAATTGTTGGTAAAGTACAAAAAACAGTAACAGGTACAGCAACAGCAAACTCTACTTCCAATACTGTGACAGGTATTGGTACACAGTTTTCAGTAGATCTAGCTAACAATGACATTATTAGATTTCAGTCTAACAATTCAACATTTCAGATCAGCTCTATTGCAAGTAATACAAGTCTTCAATTGACAACTACGGGTCCAGATGTAGTTGCTAATACAGTCACGTCAGCAAATGGAAGTTTTCTTATCATAGTTACTTCGGGTAATTGGTCTCTGGCAGATAGGATTAGTGGGACGTCAGCGCTTGTTGATTCATATACAGATAAAACTGCAACAGGCACGGTGATGGGAGTCAACTCTCAATACATTGGAATATCCTCTGTATCAAACACGTTTACGTCAAACCAGTATAATTTTATTTACGGTGGAACCTCCAATGTATATGCCAACGTATCTGTTGTAGGTACAGGAACTGGAGCTGATTTCAACGTTGGTAGTCTGACAGATGAAGAAACCGTTTATCTGAATACTGATTTAATTGGGGGTAACAACTCAATTGCAACAGTTGTATTGACGGGTAGCGTATCTTCTAACTCTACAAGTCCTCAGGTAAATGGCGTGTCAACTCTTTTCACCTCTGAACTTTACGATGGTGCTTACATAAAAATTGGAAGTAATAACACAGTTTTTCAGGTGAACACCGTAAGTAATAATACTATATTGAACCTCAAAACCAACGCTATTAATTCATCAGCTAACACCATAAGTATCACTAACGGGGCATACCTGTCAACACCTCTCAGTGCGTTGAAGTATGGATTTCCAAAACTACCTACTGGCAATGTTAGTAT